TCACTCGGAATACTTTTCTTCACACTTGACTATTTTTTCTGTGATTCCGTCCTGCATCTGCACGGTGTTGTGAACGTAACGGTCCATTGTGAACGCGGCGGAGGAATGTCCGAGGCGCACCTGTATCTTCTTTGCGCTGATCTCTTGCTCCGCAAGCATGGTCGCATGCGTGTGGCGGAATGAATGGAAACGCAGATTCTTCGGCAGGTTCAGCTTCTCTTTCAGATCGGCGAAGATGTGTGTCAGTGCGGTCAGCGTCATGGGTTGACGTACATCTTTGAGTGAGCGAAAGATATAGGCATCTTTTGTTAGACGAATGCCCTGCGAGAGTAGCTGTTCTGCGAGCTTCTTCCTCCATACGAGGAGGTTCTGCACGGCAGTTGGGGAGAGTGTAACCGTGCGAATACTGTACGCTGTCTTGGGTGCGCCCTCGTACTCCTCAGACCCGCGCTTTCGTGCCTTGGAAACGTGGACGAGCGCGGCATCCGCATCGAAGTCCGACCAACGCAGCGCGACGATCTCACCGCGTCTAAGGCCTGTTCCCCATGCGAACTTAAACAGGTGCTCAATCTGTGAGCCCTGTACCTCATTCATGATGGCGTGGTAAATCTCAGGCGTGACAATTCCGGCAGCCGTTGCTGTATGCTTTGGTTTGCGGATGAACTCCATCGGGTTGTTTTCTACCGTCTGCTCGAATTTTGCCGCTTTGAAGACGGATTGCAAAAGCGTATAGACAGCCTGTCTCGTGCGATCTTTTTTTATATTCGAGAGGATGCGCTTGATGAGCGCGGGCTTTACGTCATTGATCTTCATGTTTGCTGGAATGAGGGGAAGGACATATTGCGACAGAAATCTGCGATAGGTTGTCAGAGTCGATTCTTCGAGCTTGTCTGTATCGCGCTTTGTCTGCAAGAACATCTCGGCGAAATTGTGAAACGTATCTACGAGGAGAAAATCGGAGAAATTTGCAGCAAGTATACGGCGGCGCTCGATCTCAAGCTCCTTCAGACTGTAGGCGTAGATGTATCGCTTGACCTTCTCACCTGTGATCGGATTCTCCATATTGACACTTGACTGATAGCGCCCGTCTTTGCGTTTTGTTGGCATGATAGACCCTCCGTGATAATTAGAAAACTCATGTTCTTTGATTACTTGTAAGAAAGCGGCGAATCCGATATAGTGGGTTCGCCGCTTTTGTGCTGTTCGATGAACAGAAATGATTTGTCGGCGATGACAAATCATTGAACAGTAAAGCATCTCTTTACAACTGCGCACTTGACTTTTTCGCAGAAAAGCGTGCATTTACTTGACAAAATAAGTCAAGTATAAGTGCATAAATCGGGAGAAAAGTAAAGCAAGGGATATGTTGATCGGATAAAGGTGTTCGTCGGACACCTTTATTTTTCGTTGCAATTTGCATAAGATGCAAATTGCAGTTGCGACACGTTGAAATCAACATAGTTGGATTTGATCCCGTCTCACGAACTCAATGAAATCAATAAGTTACAGATTTTTTGAACGGTGAAAACATTGGCTTTGATCCGCATACCAAACCCGTATAGCTGTGTCTGATTCGAGTCAGCAAATTATCAATCACTGTTTTACTGCAAGAGTTGTGTGTAGGTAATTTCCTGATGGAGCATCATAGGTGTCTATACGGGTATAATATCCGTTACTTGAGGGAATCGCTATGTCTAGTATATCGCTATGTCCCTCAGAAATATGATGTGAGACGAGAGGATCTGAATTGTCAACGGAGGATGAAACCTCAGTGCCGTCGGCTGGTATCAACGACGGAATAACGGAATCCATTTTATGTCCCTTTGTGGCAGTGATTTGTAAACTCACAATCCGACCATCAATAACAGTTACGTTGAAGTGATCGTCGTCAAAGGCTTTTATCATTCCAACATCGCTAGATAGCTTATGATTTTTTGCAAACTCATCCACACGATCACCGAGACCGGGCTTATTCCCGATGATAGCACTCGTCTTTATCCAGTCCTCGTATTCTGCTTGGTCGTCATATAGTTTTTGCGCGGTGGCATCGGCAGCTGCCTTTTCTTTTTCCCGTGCTTCTTGTGCTTTTTTTGCGTCGCTTTCAGCGGCTTCTTGAGCCTTCCGAGCCTGTTTTTCCGCTTCCTCTTTTTCTTTCTGGGCTTGCTTCTCTGCTGCCAGTCGGTCTTTTTCTTCCTGTCTTTCGGCTGCGCGTTGCTGTTGGGCTGCACGTTCTTCCGGTGTTTGTGTTGCCATAGCACCGACAAGTGACGCGGTGCCAATGACCGCTGAAATACCTGCGATTTTTAGATATTTTCGATGAGGCTTTTTGCGTAGGAAGGATACAAGAGCAATTATGAGCGTTACGAGTGTGGCAATGATTGAGATGACAAATAGAAAGCTGAAAAAGGCACTCATTTCAACGACTTCCTTCCCGTGTACTAAACCCTGTCACTAACTATCCTCTGCCTTATTTGTTTGGAAAGACTTAGCGCACCTATACCAATCAGCAATATATGAGCAAGCCAACAAACTGGAATCGTGTTGGATATACGCCATAAACCAAGCAAGCAATCCGTCCCATTCTGCGATATTTCCCGACGGGTATAGAGTCCAATCCAAATCATCAAGTGGGGCGTTTCGCTTTGTCATATTGAGCAAATTGGACGTTGTAATAAGATTCTCGTCATCGTCTGTTCCTCCAAATGCGACAGGGATAACGTGATCAATGCTGGGGAAAAGATACCACCATGCCGGATGACAAAGATCCAGTCTGCCATGTGGATGGTAAGGGAACACATCAGGCATCAGCTCGGAAATAATGCGCAATGTCCCGGGGAAAATTAACGCCGCTCCAGAATAACGGTCAATAAAGCCGTCTCGAACGAAAATCCGTAAAGCAGTGCTTTTAGGGATAGGAGTTCTTTTCTTCTTTAGGTTTTGAAACGGGTATTGAGAGGTGATTATACTTTTGCACAGTTCAAGAGAACCGTTAGAAAGAGCATTGCACGCTTCCTCTATTATGGCAGCCTTATCCATATCTTTTATTCCCGTATCGCTTCAGTTCGACAAACTCCTGCGGAACACCGTAGGAAGCCGCGAGGTGATAGATGGAATATCCTTCATACTCGCGCAGCAAATCATCCGGCAACAGCAGTTCAACAGCGAATGTGTTTGCCTGCATCTCGAATTTGTCCCGCGAAAACATGGTATAGCGTGTGAGTTTTGGGACATTGAGATCGGCGTGGAGAATGGAGTGCCCGAGTTCATGGGCGCAGACAAAACGCTGCATCCCCTCTGATAACTCGTCGTTCAAGATGATGTTCTGAAACCTGCGATAGCGAACATAAAATCCGAATGTCGTTTTCATCGGCTCGTACAGAATCCCAATGTTGCGCTCACGGGCAATGTCAAAAGGGTTGTTCGTGTTGTAACGAGCCGCGATCTCTATGGCAACTTCGCGCGGATTCATGGCTTAGTCCTCGCGGCGGTATTTCTTCGGCGTGAACTTCTTCTTTGCCATTCGCTTTGATAAGGTCATAGCGTGGAGAAGTGCCGCCTTCAGCATCTCGCGATCCTCCTCATCCTCAGGATCGTCACTCATCGCCGCTGCTCCGTTGAGGGAATCGAGCATGTTTTCCAGATCGCGCGCGATTTGACGTTCGTCTTTTGGCGTGAGGGCGGGGAGTGAATATTTTTGATGTGTCTGATTGTCAAGGAGGTAATCAATCGAAACGTTAAACATAACAGAGATTTTCTTCAAGACATCATTGTCGGGGAGGTTTTTGTCTCGCTCCCATCTTCCTACTGCTTGTTGAGTAACGCCGAGCCTTTTAGCTAACTCTGCTTGCGATAGTCCTTTTTTTGCCCGGAGTTCCCTTAACTTAGATGAGAACATAAGTACACCTCCTATGTTTCTGATTTTACAATCATTCGTTGTAAAAATAAAACAATAAAATTTTGTTGACAAATACAAGTTTATATTGTAAAATAAAGATAACAATAAAACATTGTTTTTTGAAGGAGGTGAGAAAGTGAAACGGGAGGAGCTAATAAAATATCGTGGAGATAGAACTCAAGAAGAGATGGGGCGACTCTACGGAGTGAAGCAACAGACGTGGTGGACGTGGGAGAATGGAATTGCGAAACCCAATCTTGCGACGATGAAGCGCATAGAGATTGATAGCGGAATTTCCATGGAGGTCCTTTTTTTTGACGCGTTTAACAATAATAAATTGTTAAACGCGGTGCGATGACTCTATCAAATAGAAAAGGAGGACAGAATGAAAAACAGCACATATGAGGAGCAGGTGCGTGAGTCGTTTTGCCGCTTACAGCGCAAATTCTTAGCCGAAGACGGAATTATCCACCACCTGTGTAAGACACGACAGAACGGAGTTACCATCTTCGAATTGGTCTCATCCGATGCGGACGGGCAGAGGTTCAAGTTTTCGACCTTCTATACATACGACACGGGAGAAAAACGGGAGACGCATTTCAGCCTCAGCGGGCGGGAACTTATCCGTTATGCTGCAATCGCAGCAGACCTTGACGATGCGCGGGCGGGGAATGTGTAAGAAATCCTTACAAGTTCATTGTAAGGGATGGGAGGGATGAAGAACATGACTAAGATTGCACCGTCTACGGCGGTCAATCGGTACTATTTAGCCCGTAGGACGGCGGCAGAACGCAACGAGCGCATGAGCAGCCGCGAGGGCGCGAGCGAGGAGACGGGCATCGACCGTAAGCGGCTTCAGCGCATCGAGATCGGGACGCTGAACCCGTACCCCGAGGAAGTTCTGCTGATGGCGGAGGCGTATCACGCGCCGGAGCTCCTCAATTATCACTGCTCACACTGTTGCCCGATTGGACAGAGAACTGTTCCAAGAGCGGAGGCAAGTGAGCTGGATCGCATTACGGTGAAGTGCTTGAATGCGCTTGAGGAGATCAAGGGAGCGGACAAGGCACTTCTGAGCATCGCGCGGGATGGGGTTCTCACAGCAGACGAAGTGCCGCAGATGGAGGCGGTTCTTGCGGGAGTGCGCAACCTCGCGACGGTTGCGGCTGAGATGCAGATTTACCTTGAGAAGCACAAGTAAGGAGGTGAAGTCATGGCAACAAAAGAGATCCCCGTATGGGAGAAGGCGGCACTCACGATTGAGGAAACGGCATCCTATATGGGTGTTCATGAAAATCTGGTGCGGGCATTGGCGAACGCATCGAAGAACGACCTGAACGATTTTCCTGCCTTCTGGGTGGGGCGGGTTATCAAGGTGGCACGCAAGCCGCTCCTCAAGTGGCTTGCGGATGTTGCGACATCGCACCGTGACCTCAAGCGGGCGGCGGCGATGGTTGAGAATGCCACGAAGGTGGAGATGCGGCGCGGTCGCCCACGCAAGAGAATCATTTCGGGAGGTGTTTAAGATGTACGAACGCAAAACGCACGATGAGTGGCAGGTTCAGGCTCTCTATGACGGGGCATGGGAGATTGTCACCTATGCGCGCACACGGCAGGAAGCACGGGAACAGCTCAAATGTTACGACGAGAACGAACATGGTATTCCGCATCGCATCGTCAAAGTACGGGTTCCAAAGAAGGAGGCGGTCGCATGAACGCCAAGGCCATCATCGCAGGTGGCATCGTCGCGGGACTAGCGATCCTCTGCGCAGGGGCGTGTAACCCTTGGGAGGATGGACGGAACGCCGTCCTTGTCGAGGAGGTCTATACGGTGCGCCCCGGTGATACCATCTGGGGGATTGCGGAGGAGTTCTGTGCGAAGAACACGGGCACGCGACGGTACATCCTCGAATACAAGGCGGGGATGGAGGAGCTGAACCCGTGGCTGATGGAGCGGCACGGGATGATCTATCCCGGGGATCGGTTGACGCTTACATACTGGGTACGGGAGGGAGAGAAATGAGGATATCGACATATCATGCAGATGGGTATTGTTGGAATTGCAGCAAGCAATGCAACAAGCGTATCGAGTTGTATCTCGGTGTTCCGAGTGCATTGTTCCATTTCTGCCGCCCGTGTGCAAGAAAAATGATGAAGGGGCTTTTGCGTGAGCTCAACAAAAAGGAGAAGAAATGAAAATGAAAATGGAAGTCAAGAAAGAAGCCGCAGCATTCGTGCTGCAGGGAAGCAGCTACAACGGGGCGGGCGAGGAAGTAGAAGTCTCCTACGCTGATCTGCGTGCATCGGCGGTTGGTGACACGTGGGAAGCCCACGATTCCCACAACTGCGGCCGCGCTCTCAACGAGGAGAGTGCAGAGATTGTCTACAAGACGGCCGACGGGGTTGCAGTGCTGTTCCGGAACTGGGGGACGACGGATAGCCCCGACCCGCAGGACTGGGAGAATCCCCCCGAGCTCATCTGGTATGAGTTCGCGTGAAGGAGGAGCAGAAATGACGAAGTGGCAGACACGGCGCGAGCTTGTGACAAAGAATCTGCCTATGTGGCGAGTGTTCCGCGAAGTGGACGGCGTGGAGGAGGTGGATATCCGCCTCTACGACACATGGGATGAGGCACTCGCGGGGGCGCGGGAGCGCAATGCGAAGATGGAGGAGACAGAATGAAGAGCGAGTGGAAGATCCGAAGTCAGTATCTCGGTGGGAAGAAGATCTATCAGGTGTATCGTCTCAAGGATATGGACGCAGACGACCAAATCGGCAACCGCACGTACGCAGGTGCGTGGAAGCGAGACAAAGCCGAGGCGGTGGAACTTATGGAGAAGCTGAACAAGGAGGAGGCAGAAAAAGAAAAAGCGCCCGAGGCGGCGGCAACCGCTCCGAGCGCAGAAAAATAAGACTTACATCGTGAGTATATCACGGGAACGGAGGAAACACAATGAAGATATTAAGCCTGACGCTCGAAAACTTCCGCGGCATCAAAGACCTCACCGTCAACTTTGACGGCAAGGACGCGGATGTTTTCGGAGCAAACGGGACGGGCAAGACCACGATCGCAAACGCGATCTGCTGGCTGCTCGTCGACCGCCCTGCGACGGAAGAGGCGGACTTTACTCCGAAGACCGCAGGGACGCACGGAATCAACCACAAGGCAAGCATGGAGATCGAGCTTGCAGACGGGCAGCGGATCACACTCGCGAAGGATTTCTACGAGAAGTGGACGCGCAAGCGCGGCGCAGCTGCCGAGGAGTACACCGGCAACGTCACGGATTACTACGTCGACGGCGTGAAGTCCAAGAAGAAGGAGTACACGGAAATCCTCGAGAACGTCTGCGGCACAGACCTCGAACGGGTCAAGATGCTCATGGTGCTCGGATACTTCGCGGATACCATGAAGACGGATGAGAAGCGGCGCATTCTCTTTGAGATGGCAGGAGAGTTCACGGACATGGATGTCATCGCGGCGAATGAGGAATTGGAAGGAATCGAGGATTTCTTTCTCATGCCGGGAACGGAGGACAAGCACTATACCGTCGAGCAGTGGAAGAAGATCGCTGCTGAACAGAAAAAGAAACTGAATAAAGACCTTGAGACACTTCCCGCCCGCATCGACGAGGCAAGCAAGAACGTCGCCGAGAATGTCGAGGACATGGAGGCCTTGAATGCAGAGCTGAATCGGTTGGAAGAAAAGAAATCCTCCATCGAGGAGAAGAAGCGCAGCCTCTCTACGTCGGACGGAAAGCAGGAGGCGGCACGCGCCGCCCTTGCAGGACTTGAGGTCGACCTTGCGACAAAGCGTGCCGCTTACATCGAGCAGGGAGCGGCGGCGAATCGGGAGATCAATGAGAAAATTGTTGCGCTGACACAATACAAAAATGACGTGATGGAGGATCTTGACAAAACGAATCGAGAATTGCGAACGCTCGCATCTCAGCGCGATGAAATGATCACACACCGCAAGGCTCTTCTGAAAGAGTATGAAGCAGCACAGGCGCGGCAATGGGACGAGAGCGCAGCGTTTTGTCCGACTTGCCATCAACCTATGCCACCGGAGCAGATTGAGGAGCTGCGCGCTGCGTTCAACATGGAGAAATCCGCAGCGAAGGAGGACGTCAACCGTCGGGGGCAGTCGTGTAGTCAAGCAAAAATTGACGAGGCAAACGAGCGGCTCGCTGTTCTTACTGAAGATGTTTCGGCTCTGGAAGAAAAGATCAAGGCGAAAGAAGCAGAGCTTGCAGAGCTTAACGCATCCATCGCCACCCCGCCGCCCTTTGAGGAGACGAATGAGTACAAGGAAATCACCGCCCGCATGGAGGAGATTCGCGCCCGTCAGCGTCTCGGACAGAGCGCAGCGGATGGCACGATGAACGCCTATGACCGCGACATCCAGACGGTCAAGGACGAGATCGCAGCGGTCAACCTGCGTATCGCAAAGGCGCAGTCCTCCGAGGACAGCCGCCGCCGCGTCGGGGAGCTCAAGCAGGAACTCAAGAATACTGCCGAAGAGATGGAATACATCGAGCAGGGGATTCATCTGTGCGAAGAGTTCGTCCGCACGAAAGCGCGTATGGTGACGGACAGCATCAACGGGCATTTCGAGTTCATCCGCTTTCGTTTGTTCCGTGACCAGATCAACGGTGGACTGCGTGAAGTGTGTGAACCGACGATCCAGAATAAAGCGGGCGAGTGGGTGGAGTACCGCAGTGCGAACTACGCTGCGCAGGTCAACGCGAAGCTGGACATCGTAACGACGCTCATGCAGCAGTACGATGTACAGCTTCCCATCCTTATGGATCAGGGTGAGAGTGTCACGGAGCCGCTTGCCGTCAATGGGCAGCTCCTCCGCTTCATCGTTTCGGCGGAGGATGAGGAAATCAGAGTAGAGGTCAAGGAGTAGGAGGAACAACATCATGGGACAGGCAGTAGCAATGCGCAACCAAACACAGACACCCGCCCGCACGATTGAGGACTGGGTGGAGAGCGAGAACATCAAGCAGAAGTTTCAGGAAGTGCTCGACAAGGGGGCGGGGGCATTCGTCACAAGCATCCTCAGCCTTGTAAAGTCCACGCCGCAGCTTGCAGCGGCAGACCCGAAAACCGTCATCAGCGCGGCGATGACGGCCGCGACCCTCAAACTCCCGATCAATCCGAATCTCGGGTTTGCGTACATCGTTCCCTACAAGGACACGGCAACCTTCCAGATGGGATACAAAGGCTATATCCAACTGGCAATGCGTACGGGGCAGTACAAGACCATCAATGCCTCTGTGGTCTATGAGGGGCAGATTGAGGACGTTGATTTCATCACGGGTGAGATCATCCGTGGGAAGAAAAAGAGCGACAAGGTCGTTGGCTACGTCGCCTATTTTGAGCTTATCAACGGATTCTCCAAGATGGTCTACATGACGCATGAGGAGATGCTTCACCACGCGATGACCTACTCTCAGGCATATAAATACGACAAGAAGAACGGAAAGAAAAGCAGCGTGTGGAGCACGAATTTCGAGGCGATGGGACTCAAGACCGTGCTCAAGCAGCTCATCAGCAAGTACGGAATCATGAGCATCGACATGCAGGGAGCGGGGCTTGAGACGGCACTCAGCGCGGATAACGCAGATGATATGTATGACCGCAGCCCGCAGAACGTGACACCGCTCGAGGCGGCGGCAGATGCGCAGACGATTGAAGCCACTGCGGATGTTGTGCATGGCAGCGTACCCGAAGAACTGTCTGCACCGCCGAATGCCGACCCGCTTGAAGGGCTTGCATTCTAACCATGGACATCAAGGTAATCGCGTCGGGGAGCAGCGGGAACGCCTATCTCATCGGAGATGGGCGGACGCGTCTGCTCCTTGACGCGGGAATCCCATTCAAACGCATTCAGATCGGCTGCGGGTTCAAAACGAGCAGCATTGACGGCTGTCTTGTGACACACCGACACGGCGACCACGCGGCGGCAATCCCGAAACTCCTGCAGCGGGGCATCGCAGTCTATAGTAACGAGGATGTTGCGGGGCTGCATGAGGGCGTGCAGGAACTTACCGCGCTGAGGGAGCATACCGTCGGGACATTCCGCATCCTGCCTTTCGAGGCGGAGCATGACGTACCTTGCTACGGGTATCAAGTGACATCGACCGCGACAGGCGAAAAGCTCGTCTACATCACCGATAGCGCCTACGTCAAATACACATTTTCCGGATTGACTCACATCATGATCGAAGCGAACTACGACGAGGACATCATGCTCGGCAACGTGAGAGATGAGAAAATTCCGTTCTCACTCGCCGAACGCGTCGCAGGAACGCACATGAGCATTGACACCCTGATTGACCTTCTGCGGGCGAATGACATGACGAAGGTGCGGCAGATTTACCTCCTGCATCTTTCGGACAACAACAGCGATGCAGAGGTGTTCAAGAGGTTGGTGCAACAGGAGACAGGCGCAGAGGTATATATTGCATAAGGAGGACATCATGAAAGCAGAAGAATTTCTTGCAATGTATGATGCGGGGAAAAAGTTCAGCGAATGCCAAATTGCCGATATGGCTTTTGAATTTCAGGTGGAACATGAGGAGTATGGTGATCGTCATCGGTGGCAATTGGATGTGACCACCTACATTAACGTGGAAGGACGTGTATTTCGCGTCGATTGGCTGCGCGGCCTGACCGAGAATCAGGAAAACGAATATCCCAATCAGCCTGTTGAGGTGCGGAAAAAGACCTATCAGAAAACGATCACGGTCACAGAATACGAATCTGTCAAATGATACTCATCGGACATGTGGTCAAGGAAGCGGACGGGGGCGCAATGGTCTACGTCCCTTATCCCGCAGGGCAGAGAAAGCCCGAGGGCTGTCATGAGAGCGTCGGCGTGGAGTTCGTGGACAAACGCCGGATCAGTGCAAAGCAGCGGCGCAAGGCATACGTCCTCATCTCCTACATCGCCGCATGGTGGGGGTATACGCCCGTTGAGGCGATGAAGGAAATGCTCAAGCTCATGTTCGTGGGAGAGGCGGAAACGCTCAGAAGGACATTCTCGCTCTCGGACTGCGACATGACGACGGCGCGGCTGTTTATCACATATCTCGTCGACTTCTGCATTCTACACGGCGTGGACGTAGGAGAGCCGCTATATCAGCTCTCAGAGGACATCCCGCGCTATGTGTGGGCGTGTCTGATGAATAAGCGGTGCGCGGTATGCGGACGGAAAGCGGAGCTTCATCACGTCGATGCGGTCGGCATGGGACGAAACCGCAAGGAGATCTGTCACATCGGGATGCGTGCGCTTCCTCTTTGCAGAGAGCATCACACGGAGATTCATGCAGTAGGGCAGGAGGACTTTCTGAGGAGGTACATCCTTGAACCGGTCAAGATTGATGAGAGGATCGCGGATGTGTACCGTCTGCGGAAGAAAAATAGGAGGTGAGAGATTTGTTTGTTGTCAATGATTTGGAGCGGCTGACGGAGTACGGGTTTAAGAAGCCAGGAACGACAAGCGCCAAAGGATGGACAATTTACACAAAGCGGATCGGGTTCAGCAGGGCACATCAATCCATAGCGAGCGTGTTGCTCGTTGTGAATCCGTATCGTGGGACGCACGAGAATGAACTTGTTATCTCGTGTCGCTGTCGCATGGATCCGAAGGCGTGGGATGCGAAGGATGAGCCTGGATTTGGTCGTTTGAAGAGATCGGGAAGCTCGTGCGCGACGGTGTTGTGGATTGGGTAGAAAGCACCCCTTCCTAGAGAGGAGAGGTGTGACGGAATGGACTACATTAGGCAGCTCAACGCATTTAGTAATCTGAGCGCTGGAATACTCAGCTCCAACGAAGTGAATGTTTACCTTAGGCTGTTTTGGTGGAACAATCGTTGCTGTTGGACGGAGTGGTTCGAGACGACCGATTCGAGATTGCAGATTGAGACTGGGATAGTCTCCCCGAATACCATCCGAGCGATTCGGAACTCCCTGCGTCAGAAAGGCTTCATCGACTTCATTCCGGGTAAGCGAAGGAGTCCGACGAAGTACAAGATCATCGATTTATCTCAGGTGACAGAACGTCTTCCATCAAGTTTTATGTCAACCATTGACATAAACACTGATATAAAGACTGATATAAACACTGACATAAAACCTGATATAAACACTGATATAAAGACTGATAGCATATATAAACATAAACGTAAAACGGAAACACAAACAAAAACAGATTGTGCTGCTGCTGCAATGCGCACGCGCGAGGGAGGCGGTGATCTTGCAGAAGTGGTGCGCATGTTCGAGAACAACATCCATCCCATCACGGGGGAGATTGAGCGGGACAATCTCATCGCTCTCACGGATGAGTACGGTGCTCTCTGGGTAACATCGGCGATCGAGGAGGCGGCAATCTCCAACGGACGCAATCTGCGCTATATCACGGTGATTCTTGAGCGGTGGAAGCGTGAGGGGTTCAAGGCACCGAGAAAGAAAGGCGGTGGAAACTATGGCACTGGAATCATTCAGGGACACATGGCAGGAGATGACGCAGAGAAATCCCCGTATGCTGCATACTTTGACGGAGATACGGGAGCGGGAACGGGCGACACTGCGGGAGGCGCGTCCACGCATCACCGAGATTCTGCGGGCAATTTGTGCAGAACGGATACGCTCGGATGCGGAGCTTCTTCAGGCGGTGGAAGCGGAGCGTATCAAACAAGAGCATGACGCTCTCTGTGCTCGTTGCGCCTATACCGTGGACACCTGTCATGAATGCAAGTACAACGGGCAGGACTTTACGTACCGTCGCTATGGCAACCAGTTTCTCTCCTGCATCCCTCTCTGTGCCAAGTACAAGACGCAGCAGGAGCAGAAGCGCATCGCAAAGCTCATGGGCGTAGGCGGCGTTGGTGAGCGATTTCGTTCCCGCAGTTTTGCGACGTTTCAGGAGACACCGGCGACAAAGGCGGCGGTTACGGCGTGCAAGAGGTTCTGTGACGACGTGAAGAACAATCCGAAGGCGCAGGGGCTTATGCTCATGGGCGGTTACGGAACGGGCAAGACGCATCTTGCGGTCGCGATTCTGCGCGAGACAGCAGAGGCGGGGATTCCGGGGATGTTTGTGGTCGTTCCTGACCTGCTCGGCAAAATGCGGGCAAGTTTTGACCGCAAGGATGGCAAAGCGGATGAGCTTGTGACGACGGCGAAGAACGCGCCGCTTCTTGTGCTGGACGACCTCGGTGCGGAGAACCCGCGTCCGTGGGTGGTTGAGTTGGTCTATGTGCTCATCAATCACCGTTACGAGCACATGCTGCCGACGGTCATTACGACCAACTGTGGCGGCAGGGAGCTTGAGGCAACTTTTGGACGACGGATTGTAAGCCGACTTGCAGAAATGACAACGCCCGTGAACATTCGGGCAGAGGATTATCGCATGAAAGGAGCGTGCTGAGATGGAAGAGATCAATGAGTTCATTGAGAACGCAAAGGCAGAAGCTGCACGACTGAAAGAGATGTGCGACACACTGGAAAAGATAACAAGCAGCGTCATATCAGAGATATGGGGGCAGGCCAAGAAAAGTAGCGAGTTGGCTTATGAGATTGTCCGTTTACGGCAGCCTGTTGACGAGTCACGGCCGTCTGCTGACATGACAAGGCCGCAACCGTGTACAAGGCCTCGGATAACATGGACGGCAGAGTGGTTGGAGAAACTCTCGGAGGAGACGAACGAAGTTACCAAAGGAGCGATAGAGTTATTGGGTCTTGAAGAATGCCGTGAACGCCGTGAACATGTGGATTCGGGTGAGATGAAGGAGGCAAAGGATGACCTCGCGGTGAAACTCACGAATGTAAAAGTTCTGTGCGAATCATGGCTTTACGAAATGGGCTATGACGAGGAGGCACGTGGAGAGTTGTGTCGGCGCGTGAACGAGAAGAACAAGTTTCGGAGATGAGCAAGCAGGAGTCTCGAAGCTGATTGATGATCTCAAAGACGAACTCTGCGGGTGAGGAGGTGCAGTCATGGACGAATTTGTAATGGTTCCGCATCTGATGCCGTGGGAGCCTCATCCGTGTCTTGGGCATGGGATGCGAACATTTGACCCGTTTCACAGTCAAACAGCAGCACAGAAAGCATATCTGTACGTCATTGCGACGAAGCGCTATGCATCAGCATCGAGTGAGGAGTTGAGGGAGTTTGCTCTTGACCCCGCCCGCAAAGATAAACTTGCCGAAAGACTCACGTACGTGATTACTGCGGCTACCACGGCGCTGGAAGCAATCGGTTATGACCTTGCGGCGCGGCGTAAAATGCAGGAACGTGTCAATAATCAGTGTGAGGAAAAAGGGTGGCTTTGAGGAGGCGGCGACATGGACGAATACACACCGTGTAAGAAGCCCGACCCGACGGCGCGGGAGGCAATTGGGAATGTGATGCGGGCACAAAAACATGAGATCACAGGGGCACGACGACGGAAAGCCTTGTCGAAGAATATGCGCCGTGAGGTATACGAGATGTACGGCGGGCACTGTGCCTACTGCGGCAGGGAGATTGACATCAAGGAGATGCAGGTCGATCATGTGCAATCGGTCTACCTCGGTGGTACGGACGAACTCAAAAATTATCTCCCTGCGTGCCGTTCATGCAATTTCTACAAGTCCACGATGAGCACCGAGGGCTTGCGTGAACAACTGGGACTTATCGCTGGTCGGCTCGAAAAGTTGTTTATCTTCCGACTTGCTCTTGCATACGGCTTGATTCAGCTCACAGGCAGACCCGTCAAATTCTATTTCGAGGAGTATGACCGATGATTTTGCATACGCAGCGGAAAAAGCCGAACAAGTACCATGCGCGGAAAACGACGGTATGCGGGCGCACGTTTGACAGCAAGCGGGAAGCGGAGTGGTACATGATACTCTGTGAGAAGCAACGGCTAGGAAAGATCAAGCACATTGAGTGTCAGCCAACGTACACCTTGCTTGAGGGGTTCCGGGACAATCAGGGGAAGCCGCAGAAGCCGATCTCTTACACGCCGGATTTCCTTGTTGAGTATGACGATGGTCGGCGCGAGGTGATCGAGGTTAAGGGCGTACGTACGCGGGACTACCTGCTGCGTAAGAAGCTGTTTCTACACATGATGCGGGACACGGATATTATCTTTCGGGAGGTGCGATAGTATGAACGATGTATTAAAGCCCTGTCCGCTTTGCGGCGGCAAAGGTATTTTTTATGAGATCAGGGGAAAGGGTCATATCGTCCAATGTGAGAGCTGTGGTCTTACAACGCCACCGCAGCACATCCGTCCACGCGTCGAGCAGGTATGGAACGGCAAGGTTCGCATAAAAACATGGTCGAAAGCTGTTATTCCGTGGGAACCGTTGCAGACGACAGAGGAGAGAGAGTTCAGTAAAGGTACATTGGATTACAGGTCAAATGTGTCGGCGGTAAAAATCGAGATGCTTGATATTAGGGTTCGTCTGTTCAACAGACTTCACGGATCGGGCATTAGAACGGTTGGTGACATCCTGTTAAAAACACCGGAGGAAATAAAAAATATTCGCCTACTTGGTACAAAGGCATACAAAGAGCTAACAGAAAAATTGAAGGCTATACTGGAAAAAGAAGTGTATGAAGAATGGATGAGGAAGGGAGCGAAGATATGATACTGCGGATTGTGAGATGTACAGAGGAGGTACGGTGATGAAATATTGCAGATACTGCTCCAACTGTATCACTTGCGAAGACTGTTATTACTGCGAGGCACGGGAAATAACACTTTCGTCCGAGCAGATACACCGTTCGACGACTTGCTCTGAATTTCACTTGTCCTTCACGGGTGATGTGGACACGGGGCGTAGATATCGACCAAAGAAGGAAAAGCCTGTTGTGAGCGATGTCGGGATATCGTTGTTTTAGGGAGGTGAGATGATGACATACAAGGTGGAGCGGAACAATGGCACGGGCGGATTCTGCTGCCATTTCGAACACAACGGGCACAAGTATTTCGCGGCGGTACATGTGGTCGCACTGAGCGGCGGAACGGAGTGCATGATCTATCCCGAGGATACCTTTGACAAGATGTATGGCAAATGGGATGTGCCTGTGACACCCGAGGGTCTGACCGCATGCATTGAGGAATTCGTACGGATGAAGGAGGCGGTGTGATGGAGACATGGTACAAGTACTACTGCCCGCTGCGTCCGCCGGATATCGGTGCGGTACCGCCGCATCCGGTACGCGTGGAGTATGTGGCATGCGAGGTGGATGGTCGGCGATGCCATGGGGCTGTGTACTATGACCGCAGGTTATCGGCGGTGGAGGTGGAACGCTACGAGCTGTTGGAGGAGAAGACGAGATGAAAACAGGAAGACGGGATTGGACGGGGAATAGCCAGGCGGCGTTTGTGACATTTGGCGCAGAAGGGCACGCGACACATGAACGTGCAGCATACGACTATTACGCCACAGAGCCACGTGCTGTCGAACTCCTACTTGAGCAAGAACAATTTGCGCCTACCATCTGGGAGCCCGCTTGCGGTGAAGGGCACATCTCGAATGTGCTGATTGAGCATGGATACAGCGTTATCAGTACCGACCTCATAGACCGTGGCTTTGGTATCGGTGGGGTGGATTTCCTGTCTTGCACTGCCCCTATTACGGATGCGCCCTGTGATATCATCACGAATCCACCGTACAAGTATTCGACGGAGTTTGCGGAAAAAGCACTTGAACTCGTGGCAGATGGTCGAAAGGTTGCTATGTTCCTCAAATTGACCTTTATGGAGAGCAAGAAGCGCAAGCCGTTCTTTCAGAAATATCCACCTCGCATTATTTATGTAAGTGCTGGGAGATTGATGTGTGGATTTAATGGGCAATTCAAAACCCACTCGGGGCGAGCAATAGCGTATGCGTGGTATGTATGGGAAAAGGGTTTCAACGATGACCCTGTGATTCGGTGGATCAACTGAAAGGTCCATTGTCTGTTTTGCGAGGTTCGGCGAAAATTTGACGTATGAAACGCCGAAAAGGCATGCCGTTCTAAGGAATTGGCGTTGTGAGGTTGATGTGAAGTTTTGTGAGGTTGGAGGATTGAGTACTATGGAACAGCAGAAATATCCACAAGATGAGGAACAGAACGAGTACCGCTATATTTCGCCGTCGTGGGTTGACGCAATAGCCTGCGGACTGACAGCGGGCGCGAAGAAGCATCCGGGCGAAACATGGAAAACGATTCCGCCTGACGAACACCTTTCCCGTGCGATGCGTCACATCAATCTTTACCGTCTGGGAGACAGGAGCGAGCCGCATATCATCAACGCGAGTATGCGTCTGATGATGGCATTTTGCACCGTGAAGAACGACGAAGTCATGGATGCGCTTGGATTAAGCTACGAGAAAGAGGAAAAGTGGAATGAAGCAAATACTTGACGCATGCTGCGGCTCTCGGATGTTCTGGTTCGACAAGGAGCATCCGGCGACCGTGTTCATGGACAATCGTAGCTTTGCCCAAAACCTTTGCGATGGACGACGATTCGAGGTCAAGCCTGATCTGATCGCGGACTTCCGAGAGATTCCATTTCCTGACGAGAGTTTCCGACTTGTCGTATTCGACCCGCCGCACCTGTGCAGAGCTGGAAAGAGTTCATGGCTCGGCATCAAGTACGGAGTGCTTGAAAGTACATGGCAAGATGACCTGCGTCGAGGATTTGAGGAGTGCATGCGCGTCTTGCATCCGTACGGTGTGCTGATCTTCAAGTGGAGCGAAGATCAGATCAGCACGGCGGACGTTCTGAAACTTCTTCCTGTGCGGCCACTGTTCGGGAATCGGAGGGGCAAGACAATCTGGATGGTGTTTATGAAATTTCCGGAGGAATAACAACTACAAACGCAAAAATGCGGTTGAAAGCATCGAATATCAACAAAAAGTGGGATATGTGACACTTATCTACGTGAAAAACGAGATGAAGGAGTGGAGATCATGAGTAAGATATATCGGTATATTCACTTTCGGGATGATGGGTATAGCAAAGGATTTGAGAGTGTTGAGGAAGCTCTTGCAGACGCGAGAAAGCGTTATTCGGCGGAAGAGAAGGTGTATATCGGTGAGGACGAAGAATATGTACCGGCTGTTTGGTATGACCGTGTTATAAAAAATCTACAATGTGCGGTAGATATTGCGTGTACTGGCTACTACGGGGAATATGACGAGGTTGTTCCGGATGAAGCACGAGAATCTTTGTACGATGCACTGACAGATGCACTTGTGAAATGGGCTAAGGAGCATGGGATAAAAAATTGGATTTATGTTCCGACAGGAAAAAAAGATGTTCTCTATGATCTGCAAACAGGAAAGCCCGTAGAGGAGGAATCCAAATGAATCACTGGGTAGGAATCGGGCGGCTCACGCGTGACCCGAATGTAAAATACACACAGAGCGGCAAGGCGTACGCCTCGTTTACGCTGGCGATAGAACGGCGCAAGAGTTCGGACGGAAATAAACAGGCAGATTTCATCTCCTGTGTGGCATGGGAAAAGACGGCGGAGGTCATCAGTCAGTACGTCACAAAGGGCCAAAAGATCGCCGTCGAGGGGCGCATCCAGACGCGAAGCTATGACGCCAACGATGGAACGAAACGCTATGTGACGGAGGTCGTCGTCAATAGCATGGAGTTCTGCGACAGCAAAGGCGGGCAACAGTTAAGCGATGCTAAAGAATTCGCGGGGGCGCCTGTGCCCGATGAGGACATTCCGTTTTGAGGAGGGCTAAGCTTGCTTGAGAATGAAGTAGCTTTGCAGATGGCAGATGAGATTCGGCAAGACCGCAAGCAGGCGGAATCGATGCTGCTGAACTATGCGGACGAACTGAAAACATATCGCCTACAACGCGAGGAGTATGTACGGGGCACACCTGCGCAAGGGGGCGGGAATCTGCCGGGACATCCGACGGAGACGGAGGCTCTGCGCGGCGTGAAGTTTGACGAGACCTACCCTGCCTACACATGGTTGCGGGCGGTGGAGTTTATTGAGCGCGGTCTATCGGAGCGTAAGCGGATATTCCTCGATGCGCGTCGTAAGGCATCGCGCGACAAGGCAGGGAGAGGACGCAGGGCATGGCTTGTACGCACACAGATGATGTACTGCGAGACGATGAGGGCACGGTTTCTTAATACAGAGTTCTTTGTCTCTGAGAGGACGCTAAAGGACATGTGGCGGTATATCGTTGATCGTGTCGTCGAGGCATATCTCAAGATCGAGCAGAAAAAAATTAAATAGACACGTCTAATTAACCCCTTTTTCGGTGCTAAAATGATAGCGTGGGTAGTTTGAGGACAACCCACGACCACTGATCTCTCCTCCTACATCTCACGGGAAGCCGTCTCAATCGAGGCGGCTTTTCTATTGGGCGAGGAGGGGGGGATATAAAATTTTGCGATTTTTTATACTTCGTTTACGTGAAATGTAAAATATCCGGGTTTTTTATAAGTAAGGAGGTGACGATGTGAAACTGACACCAAAGCAGATACGCTTTGTAGATGAATACATGGTTGATTTTAACGCGACACAGGCGGCAATTCGTGCGGGATATAAGGCAAAAACAGCCCATGTAATAGGCGCTGAAAACCTTAGGAAACCTAAAATCGCAGAAGAGATCGCACGCCGTCAAAAAGACCTCCAAAAGCGAACAGAGGTATCACAAGATCGCGTTGTCAAAGAGCTCGCACGGATTGCCTTTGCAAACATAGCAGACTACCTACATGTTGAGACGCAAACGCGTACGAAAGATGATGGTACCGAGGTCACATATCAGACAGTTATGTTCAACGAGACACAAGAGCTCTCTGCCGATCAGCGTGCTGCACTCGCGGTTGTTAAGCAAAGCGTAAATGGTTTCGAACTAAAGCTGCATGACAAGATCAAGGCGCTCGAGCTTTTAGGGAGGCATATCGGTATGTTTAACGACAAGATCGAAGTCAGGGCGACCGTTGAGAATCCCTTTGCAGGGCTTTCGACGGAAGAGCTGCGGAACGTGATCGACAGTGGATAGCAGGCTGATTCTTCAAGCAAAACTGGAACTTGCAAGGCGCGAGTTCTTTTTTTATTGCTGTCTGCGTGCGCCCGATTTCTACAAGCCTGAGCGCGCCTATCTCCGTGAGCTCTGCGACGCGCTGCAGTTGTTCTATGAGGGCGAGGATGAGGTACTTGTCATCAACGAGCCACCGCGCCACGGAAAGAGCCGCACGGCAGGGCTGTTCGTTGAGTGGATCCTTGGGCGCAATCCGAAAGAGAAGATCATGACAGGCTCGTACAACGAAACGCTCTCGACGGTGTTCTCGAAGAACGTCCGCAACAGCATTCAAGAGGTCAAGGCGGACGTAGCGCGCATCGTCTACAGTGACATCTTTCCTGGTGTCACGATCAAGGCGGGCGATGCGGCGATGAATCTATGGAGCCTTGCGGGAGGGTATAACAGTTATCTTGCGACATCCCCAACGGGCACAGCGACGGGCTTCGGCTGCTCGCTGATGATCATCGACGACCTCATCAAGAACGCAGAAGAGGCATATAACGAGACGGTCAAAGAAAAGCATTGGGACTGGTTCACAAACACCATGCTTTCGCGTCTTGAGGAGGGCGGCAAGATCATCGTTATTATGACGCGCTGGGCATCGGACGATCTTGCGGGCAATGTGCTCCAGCATTTCGCTGACCGCCGCATCCGTCATATCTCGATGAAAGCGCTGCAGGACGACGGGACGATGCTTTGTGATGAAATTCTCTCGCGCAAGTCCTATGAGGACAAGGTGCGGGCGATGGGCGCGGATATCGCGTCTGCGAACTATCAGCAGGAGCCGATCGACATCAAAGGGCGGCTGTACAGCACGCTTAAGACATACGATGACGTACCGCGCGATAGTAGCAGGCATCCGCTTTTCACCTCGGTCAAGGCGTACGTCGATACTGCAGACACGGGCGAGGACTTTCTCTGTGCCATCGTCTATGGTGTCTACGCTAAAGAGGCGTATGTGCTCGACGTGCTCTATACGAAAGCCCCAATGGAGGAGACGGAGCCTTTGGCAGCGCAGATGCTGCACAAAAACGGCGTCAATATCGCCGACGTTGAATCAAACTCTGGCGGGCGCGGGTTTGCGCGTTCGGTGGAGCGGCATCTGCGGGAGACGTTCGGGAGCAATAGGACGATCATCCGCCCGTTTCATCAGTCGCGCAATAAGGCGGCGCGTATCCTGTCTAATGCAACGTGGGTGATGGAGCACATCTATTTCCCGACCAACTGGCGCGACCGTTGGCCTGAGTACTATGACGCCATGACGCGGTATCAGCGCGAGGGCAAGAATAAGCACGATGACGCGCCCGATGCGACAACAGGCATTGCCGAGAAGATCGGCGCGGGTGATCTGTATAGTTTTGAGTAAGGAGGTGGGGCAATGTCCTTTATGGACGTGATACGGTACATCATACGGAGCGGCGCGCAGTCCGTCATGACCGAGGAGGACTTTATCGAGGTCGAGACGGCGGCATGGCTCGCCTCCGAGAAACGCCGTCAGATGATCATCGGCGAGGCATACGCGCGCGGCGAGCATGACGTACTCCAAAAGACACGCAGCGCGATCGGCGACGGCGGCAAAAAGACCACGGTGCGGAATCTGCCGAACAACATCATCATCGACAACCAATACGGCAAACTCGTCAATCAAAAGGCAAGTTACCTGCTCGCGAAGCCCTTTGAGGTCAAGACGGAGAACGAGTCATTCGGCGCACAGCTAAAGCCCGTATTTAATCAGGCATTTCGCCGCACGCTGAAGCAGATCGGCGAGGACTGCCTCAATGCGGGCGTCGGGTATCTCTATCCGTACTTTGCGAATAACGAGCTGCGCTTTCGGCGGTTTGCGCCCGAGGAGATTTTTCCGTTCTGGATGGACGATGCGCACGAGGAGCTTGCATCATTTCTGCGCGTCTACACCCTCGAGTATTACGAGGGACGCACGAAAAAGCAGAGTATCAAGGTGCAGTACTTCTCGAAAGAGGGTGTACGGTACTTTACATTTGACTCGGGCAAGCTCCTGCCGGATGTGGAGGCGGAGGATTCGCCCTATTTGCAGGTAGGCGGCGTGCCGATGAACTGGGATCGCGTGCCGCTTATCGTGTTTCGCGCGAACAGTGCCGAGCGTCCGTTGATTTCCCGCGTGAAGTCCCTGCAGGACGCACTCAATACGCTGCTTTCGACGTTCGCGGACAACTTGCAGGAGGACGCACGGAGCACGATCCTTGTCATCCACAACTATGACGGTCAGGAGCTTGGCGACTTCCGCAAGAACCTCTCGACCTTCGGCGCAATCAAAGTTCGAGATACCGAGATGGCTAAAGGCAGCGTTGAAACGCTCTCCATCGAGGTAAACGCGCAGAACTATGAGCTCGTCCTGCGTCTCCTCAAGCGTGCCATCATCGAGAACGGCTGCGGCTTCGATGCGAAGGATGACCGGCTCTCGAACAATCCGAATCAGATGAATATCCAGTCAATGTACTCGGACATTGACCTTGACGCTAATGATATGGAGCTTGAATTTCAAGCGGCGCTGGAGCGTCTCATGTGGTTCGTCGGTGTTGCGCTGCGGCTGAAAAAGGTCGAGCCTGAGACGGTGGAGTTCGTTTTTAACCGCGACATTCTCATCAACGAGGCGGAGGCGATTGCTGACTGCCGTGATTCCGAGGGCGTAATCAGCCGGGAAACCATCGTCGCAAATCATCCGTGGACGAAGGATACGAAAGCCGAACTCGAACGCCTCAAAAAGGAGCGTGCCGAGGAGGTGGAGGAGATGCGTGGCGCGTATCCAGTAGGTGAGGAGCATGGAGCACAATAAATACTGGGCGGAGCGATTCGAGCAGCTGAATGAATCGGAGCTGCGCAAGGCAGACGATCTCAGCGCGGAGATGGTAAAAGAGTACCGACAGACTGCGCAAGACCTAAATGACGATATCCAGCGATGGTATGCACGATTCGCCGCTGAGAACCAGATGAGTCTTGCCGAGGCACGGCGTGTACTGACGGGGCGAGAACTTGCTGAGTTCCGCTGGACGGTGGACGAATACATCAAATATGCCAAGAAAGCGGATCTTTCCGAGGCGTATATCCAGAAGCTAAAGAATGCCTCCGCACGTGTCCACATTGACCGCCTCGAGGCGATACAGATGCAGATGGCACAGCGCATTGAACGCCTCGCCACGAAGGGGAATGCACGCCTCACGGACGTGCTGCGCGACATCTACCCCGATGCGCATCTGCGCACCGCTTACGAGGTGCAGAAAAAGGCGGGCTTTGATTCCTTCTCGCGCATTCCTGAAACGGATGTTGAGCGCATCCTCAAAAAGCCGTGGGTCTCCGATGGGTTGAACTTTTCCGATCGCATCTGGCGTGACAAAGAGCGTCTGCTGAGTACATTGCAGGGGGAGCTTACACGCGGTCTGATACGCGGCGAGCCATATGGTAAGGTCGCGCAGCGCATCGCAGGACGCATGAACGTCGCCATGAGTGCGGCATCGCGCCTTGTGGAGACGGAGGCGGCGTTTTTCTCGTCAAAAGGGCAGCTGGATGCATTCCGCGACCTCGGTGTTGAGCAGTATGAGTTTGTAGCGACGCTTGACAGCCGTACTTCGGAGATTTGCCGCGAGATGGATGGAAAAGTGCTCCCCCTCGACGAATGCAAGCCAGGCATCACAGCCCCGCCGCTACACTGCCGCTGCCGTTCGACGATCTGCCCGTACTTCGATGACGAATTTACGGAGAATGAAACACGGGCGGCGCGTGACATAGAGACAGGGAAGACCGTACAGGTGGATAGCAAGCTGACCTATGAAGAGTGGAAGAAGAAGTATGTCGGCGGAAAAGACTCCTTGATGGAGGATGTAACAAAGGCCTATCTTAATCGCGCGAAGCCGGGAGAAGGAAAAGTTAATTACGAAGACGGTTATTCGCGCACTGAGCATAGAGCGGAGGTGGACGCCGCAGAATGGTTACACAAGACATTTGGTGGCGACATCACTTTGTTGCAAGAGATTAATGCCGATAAGAAAAAGACTCCTGACTTTTTATGGGATGGAGCCTTTTGGGACTTGAAGACGGTCTCATCAGAAAAATCTGCTGACAGCGCTATCCGTTATGGATTGAAGCAAATCGAAGAGAATCCAGGCGGTATGATTCTGGATTTTGTTGGTGAAAGCCTTGACTTAAAAGGATTGGCCGAGATAATTGGTCGGCGTTTGCGCCGCAGCGCAAAAAGTTCGATGGATATTATCGTTATCTCACACGGGAAGCTTATTAGTGTGCGACGTTATGACATAAAAAATAAGAGGAAGCCCCCCCGCCAATAGAGGGCGGAGGTTCAACCTCTTCTTAATATGTATTATAAGCTGTTTTTGAAGAAAAAGCAATACCTAGGTGAAAGGAGGTGGTGCGATGCAGCACTGATGCCGATGCAACAATCTATCCAGAATGGAGGAATCTATGACAAAGGGTGAACTCAAGACTCTCGGGCTCTCCGATGAGCAGGTGGCGAAGGTTGTGGAAGACTATGAGAAGAACTATGTCGAAAAGAACCGCTACACTGCCAAGGAGGACGAACTTAAGGCGGCAAAGGATGAAAGCAAGACCGCACGCGGAGAGCTCGACAAGCTGAAAAAGGATCACAAGGACAACGCCGAACTCGTCAAGCAGATCGACGAGCTCAAGGCGGCCGCCGATGCACGCGACAAGGAGCACGCGGCGAAGGTCAAGGCGATGGAGATTGATTCCATTGTTGAGAAGTCCCTGCTCGGTGCAAAGGCGAAGAACACCGCTGCTGTGCGTGCACTCCTGAAGCTCGACGACGCGGAGGCGGAGGACGGCAAGATCAAGGGGCTTGACGATCAGATCAAGAAGCTCAAAGAATCCGATGCGTATCTCTTTGAGACAGAGGGCACGGTGCGGATTGAGGGGCTGAACCCGCCCGGAGGAAATGGCGGCGGTACGCCTCCGCCGAGTATTCAGAACCAGTTTGAGGCAGCCATGGGGCTGTAATTGAAAGGAGCAAAACAATATGGCAATCAATACGCTTGAGATGGCGAAGATTTTCCAGCAGTCGCTCGACAAGCAGATGGGCATCGAGGCGACATCCGGCTGGATGGAGAGCAACGCGCAGAATGTAAAGTACAACGGTGGCGATACCGTGCGTATGCCACGCATCTCGACCACGGGCATGGCAAAGTATGACCGGGATAACGGGTTCAATCAGGGCTCTGTGACGCTGACCTACGACGACTACAAGCTGACGCAGGATCGCGGCCGCACGTTCCAGCTTGACTCCATGGACGTGGATGAGAGCAATTTTATCGCCTCGGCGGGGACGGTTATGGGCGAGTTCCAGCGGCTGCAGGTCGTCCCCGAGGTCGATGCGTACCGCTACAGCCGCATCGCCGCACTCGCGAAGAATGCGCACCGCACGACGGACGGATTCACGCCGAGTGAGACGAATATCCTTGCGCAGCTTGACAAGGAGATCACCGACCTGCAGGATGCCATCGGCGAGACAGAGCAGCTGGTGATCCTCATGTCTACGCCGATCCGCACGGTGCTCAACAACGTGAAAAACATTGAGCGGCATCTTGACGTGACGCAGTTCAAGGCGGGTGCAATCGACACGAAGGTCAAGACCTACAACGAGATTCCGATCCTTTCCGTGCCGTCCCTGCGCATGAAGACGGCGTACGTATTCAACGACGGCAAGACGACGGGGCAGGAGGCAGGCGGATTCAAGGCAGACACGACGGCGAAGTCCATCAACTGGATCATCATCTCGCGGCGTGCGCCGATTGCGATCTCCAAGACGGACAAGGTACGTATCTTCGCGCCGGATGTAAACCAGAAGGCGGACGCATGGAAGCTCGACTATCGCAAATTCCACGACATCTGGATCCCGACGAATAAGCTCGCAGGCGTCTGGGCGAACATCGGCGCATAAGGAGGACATCATGACAAGACTGGTACGGTTGAACGAGGTGCAGTACGCTGAAACCGAGGCGCAGGTGACGGGGCTGATAGCGCAGGGCTTCCATGAGGAGGCTTTGTCCGCTGCGTCTGTGGAGGAGAACCCGCCTGACCCCGCACCGGAGAATCCTGAGCCGAATCCTGAGACGGAGAATCCTGACACTGACCCTGCACCGCACTCGAAGCCCTCGGGCAAGAAGGGCGGCAAGTAATGCTTACTGATGTGCGGATGCTGATTAAAGCATCCGTCGGCTATGAGGTGCAGGAGAGCGAATTGCCGCTCCTCACGTACATCTACAACGGTGAGGCGCAGCACATCAAAAATGACTGCAACGTGACGGAGATCCCCGAAGGCTTGCAGACAGTGCTTGATGAGCTGACGGCAGGTAAGTTCCTTGCTTTGCAAAAAGGCGTGATTCTCGGCACGGAGGGTACGGAGGTCGTGAAGTCCATCCGAGAGGGGGACACGACCGTCGAACTCGGCGGGACGAGCACGGAGCAGCGGTATGACGCACTCGTGCTCGCGCTGACAAAGGAGCGTGATTTTGCGTGTTACCGAAAATTCCGCTGGTAAGGCGCGCGGTCGAACGTCTCTATGATGGTCGGGCAACGGTCGAGGAGGCACGCAAGGAGAAAAACGCGAAGAATATCACCGTGCTCCTTTGGGCGGTAGTCGCGCAGGACGTGCCCTGCCGCGTCAGCTATAAGACCCTCGCACCCGCAGGGCGGTCGGACACGGTGGACAGCGTCGCACAAGCGATCACGCTCTTTACCGCGCCCGAGATCGACATCAAGCCCGGCAGCCGTGTGACGGTTACGCAGCGCGGCCGCACGATGCGTTTTTCCTGCTCCGGAATTCCTGCGGCCTACGATTCGCATCAAGAGATTCCGCTTGCTCGATGGGAGGAGCATCCATAATGGCAAGGATGGATATGTCCGAGCTACACAAGTTCCAAGCACAACTGCAGCAGATGACGACACAAGAGAAGCAGAAACTGTATGAAGACTGCCTCAAAGAACTTGCCGCACGTTTTTTGCGGAAAGTCATTAAGAGAACCCCCGTCATCAGCGGGCACCTTCGTCGCGGATGGTCTGCCTTGCTGAAAGATGCAATTCGGGTACAGAAAATTGGAAGCACCTATCGAATTGAGCTCGTGAACAACACGGAGTATGCGTCCTATGTCGAATACGGGCACCGTCAGACACCGGGACGCTTTGTTCCGGCGATTGGCAAGCAACTTAAAGAATCATGGGTTGAGGGGCAGTTCTGTATGACGCTCTCGGCACATGAGGTGGAGTCTGGTGCGCCTGCGATTTTGCAGCGGAAGATACAGCGCTACTTCGAGGAGGAGATCAATGGTAAATAACATCGTGGATGGGATTGCCGTTCGCCTTGGTGAGTTGTTTCCAGATATCGATGTGTGCAGAGATGAAATAGAGCAGGGATTTGATGCGCCGTGCTTTTTTATTTTGCCTCTGCGTGTGACGCAAGAGACAAAACTCGGTAACCGTTATTTCCGCAGACACGCCTTTGATGTGCATTATTTCCCGCGTAGGGGCAGTGCCTCAGAGGATGTGCAGGCGGTTGCGACAGATCTCATCATGGGATTGGAGTATATTTCAGCTGAGGGCGACCTTATCCGTGCATCACGGACAGAATACGAGGTGCACGATGGTGTTCTGCATTTCGAGGTAGACTACGATGTATTTATCCTCCGCGAACGTGATAAGTTGCCACATATGGAGACGTTGAAGCAGCGTCAAACAACGAAAGGATGATGATAATGGCAGAGAAAAAGAGCACGGAGCAGGAAGCTCGATATACACGCGATGCTCTTGTAGCATCGACGAAGTATCGTCCTTACTGCGATGTGCTGATGATCTCTCTCGAGGAAGGAAAGGAATACACCTTCGCCGAGGTTGATCAGATGGTGGAGGAGTTTAACGGCAGGACTGTCGCTGAGGCGACGGTCGGGAAGGAGTGATTTTATGGCATTGGGCGGCGGTACTTGGCTGTTTCAAAACAAGAAACTGCCTGGGACGTATATCAATTTTGTGTCGCGTGTGCGCGCGTCCACGGATATTGCCGATCGCGGTTATGCTACCATGCCGATTGAGATGGATTGGGGCCCCGTTGGAAGCGTGTTCGCAGTGACGGCGGAGGACTTTCAGGAGCACAGCCTTTCGATCTTCGGCTATGCGTATACCTCGCCGGAGCTCAAGAGTCTGCGTGATCTCTTCCTCAACCTCAAAACGGGGTATTTCTACCGTCTCGACAACGGGGCGGTCGCAGCGGCGTGTGCGATTGCGCGTGCGAAGTATCCCGGCAAACGCGGGAATGACATCACGGTATCTGTAACGGCAAACGTCGACAACACGAGCGCATTTGACGTGACGACCTATATGATCGTTGACGGCTCGCCCGCGAAGGTAGACGAGCAGAAGAACATCACTGCATGGGCGGATGTCGCAGATAACGACTATGTGACATGGATCCGCACGGGGAATCTCGAGGCGAAGGCGGGCGAGAAGCTGACGGGCGGCACGAATGGCGCTGCGGTCACGGGGCTCCAGTATCAGAACTACCTTGACGCTATCGAGCCGTATTATTTCAACATTCTGGGCTATGCGGGCTCGGATGCAACGATCCAGCAACTCCTTATCCAGTTCACGAAGCGGATGCGGGAGAATACGGGCGCGAAGTTCCAGCTAGTCATCCACGGACGAGAGAACGTCGACTATGAGGGTGTGATCTCGCTCAAGAACGCCGTACGCGACGAGGGCGCACAGCCGGGCGCAGCGGTCTACTGGCTCGTTGGCGCAGAGGCAAGCTGCGCGGTCAATGCATCGTGTACGAACAAGACCTATGACGGTGAGTACAAGATCAACACGAAGTACAGTCAGACAGAACTTGAGCGAGCGATGGTCTCTGGCATGATGATGTTCCACAACGTCGCGGATTCGGTCTCGGGGGATGTGGTCGGCAAGACAAATATTCTCAGCGACATCAACACATTCACGAGCTTCTCGAAGAAGAAGAACGCTGATTTCGCTCTGAATCAGGTCATCCGTGTCCTCGATCAGATCGCTATCGACGTGGCGCGTCTCTTTAATCGGACGTATCTCGGCAAGGAGCAGAACGATGAGGACGGGCGCACGGCACTCTGGGGCGACATTGTTGCATTGCACAAGGAGTATCAGCGTGTGCGTGCCATTCAGAACTTCGACCCGAAAGACGTGCCGATTCCGACACAGGGCGAGAAAAAGACGGACGTGCTCATGAACTACTCCGTGCAGCCGACGTGCTGTATGGAGAAGCTGTACATGAACGTAGAAGTGGCATAAGAGGAAGGAGTGAAAAACTATGCCGATTAATGCAATCCGCACGATGCATGCCAAGGATGTTATTTCTGCAAAACTGGCGTCTGCGTACGTATCAATCAAAGGGGAACGCTTCCTGCTCTTCCAGGCGAAGAAGCTCGAGGCGAAACTCGAGAAGAACAAAGAGGAAGTACCGATTCTCGGACGCATGGCAAAGGGTCATAAGGCGACGAGTATCAATGGCGCCGGCAACATGACGATCTATAAGAACACGCCGCTCTTTGACAGGATGCTTCTGGAATTTAAGTCCACGGGCAAGGATACCTATTTTGATCTTCAGGTGACGAATGAGGATCCAACCTCAGAAGCTGGGCGGCAGGTGACGATTCTGAAAGACTGTAATATCGACAGCGCCATTATTGCGAGTTTTGACGCAGATGGCGAATGGCTCGAACAGGACGTTGACTTTACGTTTGAAGATGTTGAGCAACCGACTCAGTTCAAGATGCTCGATGGAATGCAGTGAGGAGATAACACATGGAAAAAGAGAATTTGCAGGTATTTCTTGCCGAAAATGCGATCAAGCCAGCGTGTGTTGAGTATGTGGCATCGAAAAGGTTTCGGGGAGATGACGGCAAGCCTGTCGCATGGAAACTCTCGCCGATTACGAATGACGAAAACAAAGCGATTGCCGACCGCAATCGCAAGAAATCGTTTGTTCCCGGTACGCGCGAAACGCAGATGAATTTTGATCAGGAGCAGTATGCAAATGATCTGATCTGCGCCTGCGTGGCATATCCGAATCTCAACAGCGAGGCTCTGCAGAGCTCCTATAACGCCGTTGGCGCCGGGGAGCTTGTGCGGCTTATGCTGACGCCAGGCGAGTATCAAGATTTGTTCCAGGCGGTCATGCAGGCGAATGATTTTGACACAGGTATGGATGAGAAGATCAAAATTGCAAAAAACTGATTAACGGGGGTGAGTTCTATGCAAATATCGCATATTACGCGCTCCTGAAACTTCATATTCTTCCGCATGTGTTGTTTTCTTTGCCAGAGAACGAACGTGCTTTTATTTTTGCTGCGATCTCGATCAAGGCTAAAGCGGATAAAAAAGCTGCGGCCGAGGCAAAAAGAAAACACTAATAGAGCAGGATGAAAAGCCCTCACGTCGAATTAAATACCATATCGACGAGAGGAGTGACGATGATGGGAAAATTTTGTAGTAACTGTGGAGCAAAGATGTCTGGCAATTTTTGTAGCAGTTGTGGTAATCCAGCAGGTGATACTTCTCCGGCCACAGAGAGCATTGTGCAACAAGAAACATTGAATGGTGTCACGTTTGACCCTATCCCTATATTTGCGGCGCATAAGGGTGTTATGGGGAGGATAAAGATCACCACGAAAATAATTTCTATTACTAATGCAAAGCCGAAAGAAGCAGCTACTTTTGTTGATGATCACTACAAAGACCAATCTTTTATGGACCGAGTCGCAGCTTATAGAACACCACAAGAGGAGATTCCTCCGCTAACTTGCCCTGCTTGTAAATCAACAAATGTTGAGATTGAAAGAAAGGGGTATGGTTTTGGAAAAGGGGTTATTGGCGTTGTGCTTTTGGGGCCCTTGGGCGCGCTCGCGGGAGGTATTGGGCGTAAAGATGTAAAATGTTTGTGCCATAACTGTGGAAATCGATTTACGCCAAAAATATCTAAAAAGAAATAATATGGTATATGGAGCCGCCTCAAATACGAGGCGGTTTTCTTATACCTATTTTTACTTTAGAGAAGAGGTGTCTCGTGGCAACAATTAAACAAATGTTCGAGCTGGTTGACGGTGTATCGCCGAAACTCAATGTGATATCACGAACTGTAGATAAGGTTGTCGGTAAGTTTGATCGTGCGACGAAAGCTGCGACAGAAATGGAAACGTCTGCTGAACAGGCTGGGGATGGCATCAGAAAATCAGTTGAAGACACAACTTCCTTTGTTAATTTTCTCGGTGGTCAAATCTCATGGCTAGGCGGAAAGCTGAGAAGCCTCGGTGTCGGAGCTTTTAACGAACTAAAGGCAGGGCTTTCAAGTGTTATTGGACAGTTTACAATCGCGACCATCGCCGCAAATTCATTTATGTCAGCATTTAGCTATATTTCTAGCTTACCTGGGAGGCTTGTTCGGGCGAGCGATGTATATGCTGGCATACAAGCGCGTCTGCGTATGGTTGCCGGCGGTATTGAGCAGGCGGCAGAACTCAATGATCTTGTTTATGCCTCGGCGCAGCGCGCACGAGGTAGCTATGAGGAGATGGCGGATTCTGTCTCTAAGATTGCTATGACTGCGAAAAAGGCGTTTCCTGATGCGCGGGAAGTCGTGCCGTTCATGGAAGGGATTCAGAAGCTTTTTGTTATCGGCGGTACAGCGGTAGAACAGCAGAAAAATGCTATGCTCCAGCTGACACAGGCCCTTGGTTCTGGAAGGCTTCAGGGCGACGAATTTCGTTCCATTGCGGAGGCAGCACCGCTCATTGAAAAGATGGTAGCGGACTATATGCAAATTGATGCGGGGCAACTCAAAAAAATATCGAGTGAAGGAAAAATCACGGCAGATATTCTTAAGAATGCCATTTTGACAAACCTTGACCGCATCAACGATCAATTCAACGGCATGGGGTGGAAATGGGAACAGGTTATGCAGGTGATCAAGAACACGGGCACACGTGCCTTTGCGCCCGTGTTCGAAGAGATCAACGCCCTTGCCAACAGCGAGGCGGGGCAAGTGTTTGCAAATACGATGGTCTGGGGACTTCATGTTGCTGCAGATGCTGCTTTAGGTGTGATCAATAACATAAAATGGCTCGCCGGGGTAGCTCAGCGTACGGGCAGTTACATTGGTTCTTGGCTTAGCGCTGGCTTCACAGTTGCGTATCAATATCTCGATACCTTTGTTGCTTTTGCAATTTCAGGGCTTGCAATCTACGCAGGATATTGGATTGCATCGAATGCGGCTCTCGTAACGCATATAAGCACCCTGATTATTGCAGCGACAACGCAAGCAGTGATGAACACATTAGGTGCAGCATACGCCGCGATTATGGCGCTCATCCATATACGGACAACGCTCGCAATGGCAGCCACGGCGGCATGGACACTCGTAACAAACGGACTAAGCGCCGCATGGCGAATACTAAATGTTACTATGTACCTCAATCCGATTGGTCTTATCATCGGGTTAGTGCTGGTTGTCATTGGTGTATTTGCCGCGTGGGTGGTGCATACATATGGTCTGCGCAATGCTCTAGCAAGCGCATTCAGCACGATGGCAGGTATTGTCGCGAATGCTGTTAATTTCATGATTGACCGTATTAACAACTTGATACAGTTGATCAACAAGGCCGCAGAAGGCATCAACGGCTTATTCGGAACAGACATCGGGATGGTCGGAGAGATCTCCTATCGCGCCGACCCCGAACAGTGGAGTAAGGATGCTGGCGACTTTGTCCAGAATTTCGACATTCACAACTATATACCGGGGCTGTCTCCCGAGGATATGCCGGATGCGTCGTATAACGCAACGGGCACAGCTTTTGAGGATCTTGGACAATCCGGTAAAAAGACAGCGCGTAACACCGACGCGATCAAAGATGCAATGGAGATCTCTGAGGAAGACCTAAAGTATCTGCGCGAAGCGGCAGAGCAGGAGGCAATCAACCGGTATACGACGGCGACCGTACAGATCGACATGGGCGGCATCAGCAACAATATATCCAATGACATGGATGTAGATGGGATGATGACGTACATGAATGACAGTCTCTTACAGGCGATGGCTGCAGGAGCGGAAGGGGTGCATCCGACATGAGTTATTACTTCTTCGTGGGAGATACGATGCTCCCCGTACCGCCTGCGAAAATGTCTATCAAAATCAAGGGAAAGAACAAGGCTATCAACCTCATCAACGAAGGCGAAGTTAATATTATCAAAAAGCCGGGGCTTACTGAAATCGCCTTTGATGCGCGTCTCCCGAACCGCCCATATCCGTTTGCGGATTATGATACTTCTCTTACGGCGTCGCTTGCGAATACTCTTTTTGGCAGTAGTTTTAGTTTTCGCAAGGCATCATATTTTCTCTCAGCGTTCAAAAAGGCGAAAGAAACGCAATACCCGATGCAGCTCATTATCTGCCGTATGTCGGGCGCGTTCTCCATGCTTTTTGACACGAATATGCTTGTGACTCTCGAAGATTACAGCATCGAGGAAGATGCAAAAGATGGTCTTGATGTGACGTGCCCCTTGAAATTCAAACAGTACCGTCCTTATGGGACGAAGGAATGTACTGTCACAAAGGATGAAAACGGTGTCGAGCATCTGACAGTGAAGGAGACGCGCCCTGCAATCGGGCGGGAAATCCCAAACGCTTACAAAGTCCGCAACGAAAAATCCATCTGGGAAGTTGCAAAGGGCATATCGAATGGTGGTATTGACTGGCGGGACATCATGCAAAATAACGGCATGACCAATCCGATTGCTGATCTTCCGGCAGGGGCGGTGATGCACATTGTCTGAATTTGTATCGGGGCAAAAGGCGTCCCTCGGTGCGGCAACGCCGACAAATGAAAAACAGCTGCAGCTGATCATCCACAACAAGGAGACGGATAAGTATTATTGGCCGGCTGTGCTTGATGGCGTTGTTTGGGAGACTTGTTGGAAGGGGCAGCCGGGCAAACTTACCTTTAAAGTGGTTAAGGATGCGATGCTCGACTTTCATGAGGGAGACGTCGTGCAGGCGAACTACGACGGCATGAATTTCTTCTACGGTTACATATTTGCCAAAAAATACAGCAAAGACGGCACGATTGATGTAACTGCATATGACCAGATGAGGTATCTCAAAAACAAAGATACCTATAATTTTGTTAATCTGACCGCGGGCGAAGAGATTAGACGGATTGCCGAAAATTTCCAACTGCAGGTCGGAGAGCTTGCAGATACAGGGTATACTATCCCGAAATTTCGCGGCGCAAATAAGACGCTCATGGATATCATGCAGACGCTCCTTGATATGACGACACAGAACACGGGGCGGCTCTATGTGCTCTATGATGATTTCGGGAAACTCACAATGAAAGATTTGGAGGATATGAAACTTGACCTCCTCATTGATGCGGAGACTGCTGAGGATTTTGCGTATGAGTCCAGTATTGACAAGGACACTTACAACCGCATAAAGCTCTACTATGACAATAAAAAGACAGGCAAACGCGATGTGTGGATGGCAGTCAACAGTGCAGATATTAAGCGCTGGGGCGTCCTGCAGCTGACTGAGTCTGTAAATCCGGAAGAACCAATGAACTTTGGGCAGCTTGCAGACTCAAAACTAAAGATGTATGACCGCGTAAAGCGTACCCTGACTATCAAAAATGCATTTGGCGATCTGCGTGTACGCGGCGGCTCAATTCTCTACATCAACCTAAACCTTGGTGATGTAGCACTTACTAAGCGGGTTATCGTCGAGGCTGTAAAGCATACACTGACACAGGGGCACCATACGATGGATTTGACCGTGAAAGGAGATGTGATTACAGGATGAGCGCGCAACTATTGCAGACGATACAGCGACTGATAAAACAGACGCAAGGGAGCAGCGACCTATCGGATTGGTGCCTTGGTGAGGTTATTGGCATCGATCCTCTCACAATCCGCATCGAGGGTAAGGATGAGGTGACGGAGGCATTTCTTGAGCTGACTGACGCCGTGCGCGATTACGACGTGGACATTACCGTCAGCCACACAACGGAGAACCGAGCTGGCGGGAGTGGTTATCCGGAGTTTGCGAGCCATAACCACGCCTACAAGGGGCGTAAGCGGATTACTGTGCATAACAGCCTACAGGTCGGTGAGACGGTCATTCTTCTTCGTCAGGCGGGCGGGCAGGGCTTTGTAGTTCTGTCGCGCAATCGTAATCATACAAATTTGACGGGACAGTGGGGGTGATCGTATGGCGTTACTGCCGGACACAAGCACATCGAGCCTCGGTGAGAATCTGACAACTGCCACATTGCAGCCCAATATGACCTACCGTATGCAGATCGAAGATGAGCGGATACAAGGAGAACTTTCCGAACGTCTCGCGGCGGTAAAGCAGACCGCCTACAAAATACTCAACACAGAGCGCTACGCTTACGTCATATACAGCTGGAATTACGGTGTAGAGCTTGCCGATCTTTTCGGTAAGCCGGTCCCATATGTGCTCGCGGAAATACCGCGCCGCATCCGCGAGGCTCTTGTGCAGGATGACCGCATTAACGATGTTGTCGATTTTGATCTCAGCTATGTGCAAGATAATACACAAGGGCGGCGCGGTGATGTGCTCGCACGTTTCACGATCCGGAGCATCTACGGCGATATTGCAATGGAGAAGGGGGTGACAATCTGATGTATGAGGATCAGACACAAGAGCTGATACAAGTGCGCATGTTGCAGAACGTCCCGCATGACGTAGATAAGCGCGAGGGGAGCGTTATTTTCGACGCGACCGCACCCGCGTCGATCGAGTTCATGTTGCTCTATGCGGCGCTCGACTACTTCGTAAGGAACACGTTCGGCGACACGGCAGAGCGTGAATATCTGGTACGGCGTGCGCTCGAACGCGGGCTAAAGCCAAAGGAGGCAACGCGCGCCGTTGTGAAGGGGCGGTTTACGCCTGTGACACTCAACATTCCGATCGGCACACGGTACTCCTGCGAGGCGGTCAACTACGCCGTTACGGAGAAACTGACGAACGGGGAATACCTGCTGACCTGTGAGACACTCGGACCAGCAGGCAATCTCCCTGCTGGTCGTCTCGTCCCCATCGACTACGTAGAGGGCTTGCAGACAGCGGAACTCGTTGAGGTCACGATCCCCGGCGAGGCAGAGGAGGAGACCGAGCATTTCCGTGCGCGGTATCTTGCGAGTTTTGACAGTCAGGCATACGGCGGAAATATTGCTGACTATCGACAAAAGGTGGGCGCGATCCCCGGTGTCGGAGGTGTGAAGGTCTACCCTGTCTGGAAGGGCGGCGGGACGGTGCGTGTGACGTTCATGACAAGCGATTTCAAGCCGCCGACCGCCGAGTTTGTGCAGAAGGTGCAGAGCCTCATCGACCCCGAGACAAATCACGGTGAGGGCGTTGGGATTGCGCCGATTGACCATAACGTGACGGTCGAGGGAGCGAAAAATGCAGCGGTGCGCATCGGACTGCATCTGTCCTTCGCAGCCGGCACTGTATATGCAACCTACAAACATCAGATTGAGGAGACAATTGACGGCTATTTTGCTGAGGTCAATAAGGATTGGCAAGCAACACAGCACGCAGAGATTGATAATGTGAGCAATACGGGGATTATAATCCGTATCTCACAGCTTGAGAGCCGTATCCTTGCGATTTCTGGCATCGAGGACATCCAACACACGACGCTCAACGACCGCGAGGAGAATCTGACGCTCGGGCTTGATGAGCTTGCAGTTCGGGGCGAGGTGCAGAATGGATAAAGTCACAAGAGATGTGCGTGTCGAGCGATATTATCCGTCTGTCGTTGCGCCCTCGGCAGAGTTTAAAACTCTTGCGAGGATCGAGAATCCCGAGTTTGTGGTGCTCTGGGAACGGGCTTGGCGGCGTTTTGCGAATACGTTTGTCTATGAAATTGACGAGGAAGGCGCAGCGCGTTGGGAAACAATGTTGCGCATGGTGCGTAGCGACAGCCTACCGATCGAGGAACGAAAGCGTCGTATCTTAGCTCGTATCAACGCGATGGTACCATATACAATACGCTCATTTCGAACGATGCTTGATGCGATGTTTGGGGAAAATACCGTAATCCCATTACGCATCCTAGCAAAACGTGAGTTATGGCTTGATATTGCACGTACGCATATTTTTCGTGCGAATGATGTGCGGCGTTTTGCGCGGGTCATCGTACCTGCAAATCTAACTATCCATATTTCAAGTACAGCAGAGACTGAAATATCTCTGTGTTTTGCAGGCTATGTCACATGCAAAAAGACCACAGTCATTGATTCGGGTGATGATATCTCTTATACCATTCCGGGCGCACAATTAGGCTTTGCCGGCATGGTAAAGAGGTCAAAACATATTGTTATAAGGAGTGATTAAGATGGCGCAATTCCCTATCTTGCGTTTGACACGCGCAGGACATGAGCTTTCTGGTATGAGTCAGGGTGGAGGCAAACTCATCTTTGTCCGCGCTGAGCTCGGTGATGGGCAGATTGGTGAAGGAGAGTCTGTTGAGAATCTAACGGCTCTCAAACATCGAGTTATGCAATTGCCCCTGCAGGGGTATCTAAACGAGGGAAACGGTAAAGCTCGCATTAGATTTGTTGTTGAAAACAGCTCGCTCACGGCGGGCTTTTTTAATCGGGAAATTGGTATTTTCGCAAAAATGGAAGGCGGAGAGGAACAACTCTACGCCTACACGAATGCAGGGAACTACGCCGACTACATCCCGAGCAAGGACACGCCGATCGATGGCGAAATCATCGACCTCCATATCATTATTGGCAATGCGTCGAACGTTACCATCGTGACGGAGAATAGTGCGTACGCAACGCAAGCAGATCTGAAGGAGCATAACGAAAGTTCCGACGCCCACCAAGACATTCGCATCTTGATTGCAAACGCCAGTATCGCAATCCTCCGACGCAGTCACACATATCAAGTCGGCGACATCGCCTACCACAAATCCCTGCCGAGTTGGGCGCGGCTTGAGTGCGTCAAGGCAGGGATGACGGGGGCAAGCATCCCAAATCTTGCAGAGGTGCACAAATGCGGCATCATGGTTACGGACGGCAATGCCGTCTGGATCGTCGACGATGTGCGAGATGGCGCACGCGCCGGCGATATCATTCTGCGCCCGACACTCAGAGACGGGTACATCAAAGCCAACGGCGCAACCGTCAAGGCATCCGAATATCCGCGCCTGTTGGCGTGGGTACAGGAGGCGGGCATGATCGTCACAGCGGAGCAGTACAAGACGGACTGCTCCAAATATGTCTATGACGGCGCACAAGATAAGCTGACCTTGCCAAACGCAACAGGGCGCGTCCTAATGGGTGGCGAGAGTGTCAAGAGCATAGAGGCGGGGTTGCCAAATATTACTGGCGAGCTCGTATACTGGGGCGGAACTGTGTTCTACGGCAGCGGTGCTTTTTTGGATTCCAAGAAAAAAGACCAGCATGGACTTGCGGGTAACGATGACAAAGATAACACCAGTGCGTTATTTGACGCTTCCAAATCCAACCCCATCTACGGACGCAGCGACACCGTCCAACCGCCTGCGTTATCTCTCATCGCACAAATCAAATACTAGGAGGTACAACATGACAAAAACAGTCTACGCATACGCCGCCGATGGCAAGTACATCGGTGAGCGCACGCTTGACGACACCGACCGCAGCCCGATCAGCGGTGCGTGGCAAATCCCCGGCAACATGACGGAGACTAAGCCACCGAAAGGCAAAGAGGGCTACGACATCTACTGGAACTCTGGCAAGTGGGACCAGGTCGAGCGCCCAAAACCCGAGCTGACACCTACACCGCCCGAGGACACCGAGCCGCAGGGGCCGTATATAGACCCCGAGCGACTTGCAGCCTTTGAGGCGATGGCAGCGCAGGAAGAACGTCTCGACGCACAGGCAGAGCGCATCGCGGCCCTCGAAGCTGCACTGAAAGGGGGTGGGAAAAAATGAAGAAATGGCCTTACATGATTCCGGTCTACGCCTATCTCGTGCGCACGGGAAAGTGGGCAATCTCTGAGGAGGACAAACAGGAGGGGCAGAAGGTTGTCCCTGAGATCTATCAGGCAGATGTGGCAGCATATCTCGCAGAGCACGTCGCAGGATAACAAGGAGCGCAGAAAAGCCGCCATGCGTCATGACGGCTTTTTCTGTGCGTGGAAAGGATGAGCAAATGGCAAGAGGCGAAATTCTGGCCGAACTTGAGGGAATCAAAACGCAGCTGGAAACGCTCGCGGTAGAACTGCCGGGGCATCGGGACCAACTCTATGAGATCAACGCCCGCATTGCACGCGTCGAAGAGAGCACAAAGTCGGCACATCACCGCATTGATGACTTTAAACGGGACGTTTGCTGGACCATTGGCATGAGTACGACCATCGTCGGTATCTTTGCATCAATCTTGACGTGGGCGCTCGGAGGTAGGTAGCAATGCTCAAAGTCTCACAGTGGATTAAAAAGGGCAAGAAGTACCTGCGCAGCATGACAAAGAGCCATGCGGCCATGCGGTATATCGTATGGTACGCAGCCATGCTCGTCATCTGTTGCAGCATCTATGTCGGCGCGTGGATATATGACTGGAATAACACAACAAAGCCTGATCTCGTAGAGATGCGGAATTTCCTCCATGAGATCAGCGGGGCGGCGTGGATTGCGGTCATCGGATTCCTCGCAAAGTCATTCATCGACCGGGACGACAACGGTATCCCTGATCAATACGAAAACAAAAAGGAGGACAAAGACAACAATGGAAAGAGTAAACCTTAAAGATTTGCATCTGACGTATGATGCGGGGCGACTGAGCACACGCCCCGAAACGGATATGATCGTCCTGCATCACACAGGCAACCCGACCGATGACGACCTCTCCGCGGAGGAGATTAATGCATCGCATCAGGCGCAGGGGTGGACGTGCATCGGGTACCACTATGTCGTCCGCAAGGACGGAACCATAGAGGTCGGGCGGCCGCATTGGACCATCGGCGCGCATGCGTCGGGGGAAAACTACCACACGATCGGCATCCACGTCTGCGGGAATTTTGAAATCGGCTATCCGACGGCCGCGCAGATCGAGAGCACTGCGATGCTCCTTGCGAATCTCTGCGCGGATTATGGACTGCCGATTGACCGCGACCATATTGTCGGCCATCGGGAGCTGATGGGGACGGCGTGCCCCGGCAGGAATCTCTTTGCTCAGATGGATGAGATTGTCGGCAAGGCGAATTTTTACGCCAATCAATGAGGAGGGGAATTATTATGCTTGAACGGGTAAAACAGGTAGTCACGGAGCACAAAACAGCCCTGCTGGTGATCTTGTGTCTCCTGCTTGTCGGCATCTCCTATGCCGTCGGGCGGAACTTCGCAGAGGAGCGAAGTGCAACGGAGAAGCCCACCGTCATGACACAGGAACAGACGCAGGACGCGGCAGCACTGCGGGAGCAGCTCGACATCTCCAAGAGCAACGCGGAGGTTCTGCAACGGCGGCTTGCGGACGTGCAGGCGGGACAACGTGCGCCATCGACTACTTACTATGTGAGTGCTCCAACCGTCGAGCGTGCTGCGCAGGTGGTTGAGCGGCAGATCAAGGAGGACAGTCCGACACTGCCACGGGCAGCGAGGGAAAAGACAGATCGGACGGTCGTCACGCCGATTACTAAGGATAAAGACGGACACGAGCTTCCACCTGAGGAGCAGAAAGTCGACGTGTATAAAATCAACCTTAATAAGGCGCATAAGATCAAGGCGGGTGCATCTGTCATCGACGGCAAGGCTATGATGACCGTCGGCTATGAGCAGGGGCGCTTTGAGGCACTTGCACATTTTGACGGTTCGCACTATAAGGGTGCGACCGTCATGTATAACGTCGCCGAGTGGTGAATAGTTGAATCGACTGGGGGAGATGTTTTGTGGCGTCTCCTCTAGTCGGTTTGAGGAGGTGCAGCGTATGATTGAGGCGGAACTATGCAGGTATGCGGAAATACTTGCCAATTTTATCCGGCGGAAAGATTTTGCGCCAGTTGCCCAAAGAACCCCATACTATCACATGGGAGCAACAATAATCGACTCTATACTACAGGCGGGGCTAAATTATAATTATGTAGTCTATCCGCGTGTTCTTAAACTCCTCACAAAATATCCGGACTACAAGACGACATGTGATTTCATTATTTTGATGCAAGTGGTTCCTCTTACAGAACTTATCGCTTGGAAAAATCCGAAAAAGCTACAACGCATTAAAGATTTAACATGGTTTTTGTATAACAACGGCATCGAAAATGAAGATCAGCTTGTAAAATGGCTTGACGCCGAAAACAATGTAAATCGACTAAGAGGGGTTGATGGCATTGGGCCCAAGACCATTGATTATCTGAAAATACTTGCAGGTGATCAAGCGATAGCTATAGATCGGCACCTATTTGCATTTTTGGAGTTGGCAGGGATCCCTCTTTGCTCATACCAAGAGGCCAGTCTTATATATGGTAAAGCAGCAGAGTTATTAGATATAGGTCAATATGAGCTGGACAAGAAAGTCTGGATGTATATGACTAAAGCTTAAAAGTTATGGTATTTGTGTGTGCCCCGGGGCTTCGGCTCTGGGGCTTATTTTTGAATTAAATACTTGGCTATTTAATCTTTATCAACTATTATTAGTGCATAAAATGTTGATAACATGTTAATATGGTGTTGATAAATGTAGAAAATAAGTTGACAACAAGGAAAGCAATGTGTAATATGATTATTAGATAAGCATGAAATACGGACTTTAGATAATTTCTGTGGGGGTGGGAATATGGCGACGGTATATGATGTAGCAAAATATATCTTAGATAAATACGGTGCTATGTCTGCCATGAAATTACAAAAGTTAGTATTTTATTCGCAGGCAATGTCTTTAGTGTGGGATGATGTCCCCCTTTTTGAGGATGACTTTCAAGCATGGCGCAAAGGACCCGTATGTCGGAGCCTATATAATGCACATAAAGGTAAATTTATGTTAGATGACAGTAGTTTTTTGGCGCCTTTTTTTCCTGATGTGAATAGATTAACGACAGAGCAAGAGGATACGATCAATGCAGTTGTTGATTCTCTTATTGATCTTCCAGCTTATAGATTAAGTCAAATGACACATTCGGAAGACCCGTGGAAAAATGCTCGTGGAAGTCTTCCTGAAGCAGCTTCATGTGAGAATATTATTTCGAAAGAGACCATGCAGGAATATTATGCCGAAAATTGGTAA